ATTTGTTATTTTTACTAGATCCGGTATATAAGCCGAACCAGGCCGCACCGGCACCTACAACAACACTAACTAGTCCAGACTGTTCCATAGTTGCATTTGTTCCTAAGGACATATACCAATGTACAACCTGGTAAAGTAATATAATGTAAACTGTAATAAAAATACGTGGAAAAATTCTCCAGCTATCTACAGCTCTTGCCATATGTATAAGTTTAACATACGGGTTAGGCCCTAAGTCTTTTACACTTGTATCTACTTCTAAATCTAGTTTAACTTTGCGTGTAGTTGTATCTTGTGTACTAACTACTACTGCATCAGGTTTCTTTTCTATAGGTTCTTGTTTCTCAACCGGTTTTAAGTCTTCAAGTTTTTTTCTAGGCATTTTTACCCCCTTTTATGTGCTGGTCTATTTTTTGTCCGTTAGCTTGGATTGCCGCTTCGTTTTGAATTGGTTTAGCATCAAATATTACTTTTTCTAACTTTAATCCTGATATGCGTTCGTTTGGTACATACCGCCAACAATAGTCACCATCAAAGTCTCCATTAGATTTATGTATTCCAAATACTGTAGTACTGTTTCCTATTTTAACAATAAGTGCTCTTTCGCCGTCTAGTATAACTTTGTCGCCTTCTTGGAAATCTTTGTTTAATTTAAATGCCATGCCTTTAGCAATACCTGTTGCATAATCTTTAAACATTAAAGTTATTACTAATGCAACTAATGCACCAATAAATGGCATAGCCATTTCAGTAAGTTCTAATCCAACTGTCTCAGGGCTCATTTTCGTTTCCTTAAGATATCTTTCATCACATTAGTTGCTGTATTAGTAAAGCACCTTGGTGCTACACCATGTATAATTAAAGCAGGAACCAACAGTTGTAATTTTACTGCTGTTTTTAATGCTACTGCCATATGCTCTAATGGAGTTTGGTTAACTGTTTCTAAATGTAATCTACATTCCTTGCTAAACATTTATCTTTTCCCTTCAAGGTGTTTTATACGCTTTTCTAATTCGTCTATTTTACCTGCTATTTTTGGATTAACTTTGCGCCATGCTTCTGGATCTTGATTAAGCCAAGTCCAGCCATAACGATCACGTAGCCAGTCAACTGCATGGTCAAACTTGCTGTAGCCCCAAAGGCCTATTCTAGTATCTTTAATATAAAATAAAAATGCGGCTCCAATCAACGAGCCTGCAATGCTTGTGTAAATCCAAAGTCTATCAGATATCATATCCCAAATCATATAGTTTTCCTGTTAATTAACTATATGTATTTATTTGAAAGGATTCAGTTTACTCCAAGTTGATTGTGGTTCTATACTGTTAACAGAATCAACTTCTGAATTAACTTTGTTTATAGAGTCGTTAGCTTTATCTATTACTTCGTTAGTATCGTTGTAGTAACCTTCGTAAGCACCAATAATAGTTTGCTGTTGTTGTACTAATGCACGTATGTCACTAAAGTTTAAGCCTAGATCCTCATATCCTTGATCAGTCAAACCAAATATTACAATAGGCCTACCTGACTTTTTAAGTTCTACAAGTGCTTGCTCCCAATTATCAGGTGTAAGTACAATCCACTTAACTTCTCGCATAGTAACTAGATCTGCTTTAGGTAACACTAATTGAGGTTTTTCAATAGGCGTTGCAGATACTTCTAACTTCTGAGGTAACGATGTACATCCACTAATTAGCGTCAGTGCCAGGCCACAACCAAGGACACTCGCTGTTAAACGATTTACCATTTTTAGCTCCTATTTCTTTTTCTGTTAATTCTGCACCGCTGAGTATTTCAAAACAACGCCCTGCTTTTTTAGTTGCGCCGTTAATTATTTTTTCAACAGGTTTTGGCTTAGCCGCTCCTAGAACGCCTAAGTCGTGATCACTAAGTTTTTTTGCTAATATTGTATTTTGTTGTCTAATATCAGCAAACTCTGTATTAAGTTTAGTAATTTGATCATTAGCCGCTCTAATGTCTTTTAGCAATGCTTGATTAGTTGCTTCTGCTGTTTCTGCGGCTATCTTAGCATTTGCTTCGTTAGAGATTAAAATAGCCATGCGTTCTTGTGTATCATTATAGTACCAATACATTCCGCCTGCCATTGCTGTCATTAATATAAACGACACTATTGCTATCTTTAATCCCATAACATCTCCTAACCTAGTAATTTTCCCAAAGTTTTAGGTCCCACTATGCCGTCAGCACTTAATCCATTTTCGCCCTGCCATTTTTTAACAGCTCGTTCAGTTCCTGGACCAAATACCCCGTCAGCAGTTAACCCAAGTTTTTCTTGTACTTCTGCTACAACTGCACCTCGTGATCCTTTGCGTACAGTTACGTTGTAATCAATAGCAGGTTCTTCGTAGTCCCCACCTAAAACATCTAACGCATGTATATAATGTTTTTTACGATCATCTAAACCAATTGTACCGCCATTGATACGTTTAGTCATTCCAACAATATCTTGGTTATCGCAATACTTATTAATATTATTTGTATCCCAGAACCAACATGCTGAATCTAGTGCGCCTTTCTTAGTGCGTACATAGTCGGTTGCTTCTTCTGGTGATATTTCCATTTCTTTTGCAAATTGTGTATAATTGTAGCGTCCGGTTAACTGAAGTATGCCACCACCGCGAAAGCGCCAGCCATCACCACTAGCAGTATCGCCGTTGTCCATACGTGAAGCGTAAATAACGTTTGCAATTTTTTCTGGCTGTCTATGGTATGGTTGTGGATCTCTTCCTGCTCGTACAAAATATTTCCCAAATATTTTATTAAGTGCCGATGCACTATAGTTTAAGTTTTCAGTTAACACACGAAAGCCACCGCTTTCATGGCCGCATTGTGCAATAAAACCTGCAACACGTTCAATTGTATCTACTTCCCATAAAGGAAGTACTTCTAGCATCTCGTGATACCAGTCTTTCCAATCGTCTCTATGGATGAGCTCTTCAGCCATCCATTCTTCGAAATCAAATTTAAAGTGTTCTTTAGCCATAACTTTATTCCTTTTTTGCAGTGCTGACAACACTGGCTACTGTTACTTATACCAATCGTTTAAGTAGTAATGCTTTTCCGGAATTTTCAAAAGTTAATTTATCACCAAATTTTGTAATATTATAGTCACCTATATACTTACATAAGAATATAATTTCCGCAAAATCGTTTACGTTTAGTTTATCTTCGATTGATTCAATTAATGGTTGTGTGTCTCCAAATTCAATAAACTCAAATTGCAAAGGATCACACCACTTTTTAGTTATAGTTAGTATGTTGTTAACTAAGTTAACATCTTCTAAAAAACTCTTATTAAAAAAGTTTTTATAATTATTTTTTAAGTTGCTTTCACTTATATTATATTCACTAGGATCTGAAGGTAACACTTCTTCTAGATTAGATAGTTCTAAAGGAGTAGATTGCCAATTTTTATAATAACGGAATCGCCAGTCAGACTCTTCAGATAGCTTACTTACACCATCCATTACTTCCATTACTTGCTTATGTATATGATTAGTACGTTCTATTTCAACAAAAACTTTATGCGTACCGTCAGATTGTTCACCTGGAGTAATATCTGCATCTAGTACAAATTCATATCCTTTTTCAATAAAGTTCATAAGATCTTCTGCGGCAGCCTTTTCCTTAACACTAAAACTAAGTGTAACAATGTCTTTATCGTCGCCCATCTTACTTGCAAATGAGTCTATTTCCATAATATGGTAAACCATATTTTTTAAATCACCTTGCCTAAGTCCCATTATACTGCTACCTCTGCTTCTGGTTGTGCACCAGGGTCAGCTACTTGATCTGATGGTTGCATTTCGTTCTGTCCTTGTGCTGAAGCATCTACAGCCGGTTCAGATTCAAAATTTACAGAGTCTTTATAGCCTGAATAAATGTCCATAACTAATGATTTTGGCATCATAATTTCGACCATCCAAACAGGAACTCTATCTAACTTGCCCTTCTTTGTACCAGGACGTATATCATCAGGTTTACGTATCTTACGTGCAACTATCATATGAGTTCTTTTATATTTAACTTTGCAATCATAATCTAATAAACGTTTGCCTCCTGCAGGATCTGGCATTTTACCTTTTGGCCACATAAATGTACAAGTAATCCAATGACGATCAATTTCTGGTCCTTCAGCTAATTCACCATCTTCCCAATTAGCATACACGTAGATATCTAATTCGTCAAATACTCTTTCAAAGTCTTTTAACACTTGAAATGCAGTATTACTCTCGTAGATACCTTCTATGTTTTTTACTAGGTCGTACACATCTTGCATATTATATTTCCTAAATTCTTTTACATACTTATTTATCTGCTTTTAGAAGTTAACATATCTTTTTTCTCTAAGTTCTCGATGATAAGTATTAATGTAGGGCAAGTGCTCGACGAGCATTTGAAGCTCTACTTACATTAATCCATGTAAGGAGGAAACTTAATGGGTGCAAAAAGAAAAACTGCTCGTAACAAGAACCAGCAGTCACATAATTTTAACAATGTTGTTGAAATGAAACAATTCACACAAAAGAAACAAAACGTTACAATACTTCCCCGAAATAGAAATCAAGAGCAATACATACTTAAACTGTTAGAGCCTACGAAAGACATAGTCTTTGGCATAGGCCCGGCAGGAACAGGTAAAACCCTGTTGGCTGTGCAAGTTGCTGTTAAGCTATTTAAAGAAGGAAAGGTCGATAAGATTATTGTAACTAGACCGGCAGTGTCAGTAGATGAAGACTTAGGACATTTACCAGGAACACTAGAGGAGAAAATGGCTCCATGGACACGTCCGATCTTTGATGTTTTGCGTGATTACTTTAACGCACGAGAAATCGAAGGCATGATAACTGAAGGTGTTATTGAAATAGCGCCATTGGCATACATGCGTGGAAGAACATTTAAGCATAGCTTTATACTTGCAGACGAAATGCAAAACGCAACCCCAAACCAAATGAAAATGTTATTAACACGTTTAGGAGAAGGATCTATGATGGCTGTAACAGGCGATCTTAATCAAGCAGATAGACGTGAAGATAATGGATTAATAGATTTTACTAGACTTCTAAAGAATAGTAAATCTACACACTTGGATGTAGTCCAATTTGATCAAGGAGATATTGAACGCCATAATGCTGTAAAAGAAGTTTTACAAGTATACGGCGACGAATAATGTTAGGGGGTAATACCCCCTAACACTTATAGATTTTTGGCTAGTGGAAATATTTCACTAATAACTTTTGCACATGCTACAGCAACATCCATGTGTTCTTTTTGTGTGCCATTAGCACTACGTAATTCAATGTAGTGAACCCAACTACGTATTGTGCCGTTCATGTACAATCGTGTTTTAGTAAGACCTTCTGGTAATACTTTACGTGCTACTTCTTTAGCAATACCATTTGCAATAGCCCAGTCATATGCACGACCTGCTGTATAGATTACATCTTGTTGTAATTCTTCCCATTTGTTCACTAATTCTGGCATGCCTTCTAAAGAAAGATCAAGTTCAATACTATTTTGTCTATTTTTAGTATCTTGTAAACGTGCTTCACTTGTAATAAACACTTCTTCCATTTCTTTTGGATTTGCATAACGTTGACTAAACTCTTGAAATGCAAAGCTTCTATGACGTACAATTTGATGTGCAATATCACGGGTTGTTTCAATTTCAATAACAGCATTAACCATTTCTAATGGTGACCAGTGCTGATGCTTAATTAGGTATTTAATTAAACGTTCACTTGTTTCAGTGTTTATCTGTGAAGCAGGATTACTTACTTTTGCACAAAATGCAATTAGTTCTTGCAAATCTGTTAATCCTTCTGCTTCAAACTCGGGTGTTGCTTTACTATAACTTACTAGTCTAGCGGCCATGGTGCTTCTCCTTTTAAATCCTCAATACGTCTGCGTATAAAGCCTATTGTTGTATGTATATGTCCTGTGTCGTGTTCTCGTAACAGGGTTTTGTAGTATTCTACTTCTTCTTCTAGTACACTAATGCGTACAATATCATTTATTAATTTTTTGTTCTTAGTCACCATTACCTGGCTTTTCTGAAAAGTGATTTTCAAACTTGTTTGGTACACCATTCATTTCTTCTGCTTCTTCGGCACTAGGTTTGTCGTCATGTATTGTTGTTACTACAGGCCAGAGATCAGAGTACTTAGTATTAATAGTCATCCACTTATTTAATTCATCTCCTTTGAGATTATGATCAGGAACAATCGCATCTACAGGACATTCAGGCTCACACACTCCGCAATCAATACATTCATCTGGATTAATTACTAGCATGTTTTCACCTTCGTAAAAACAGTCTACAGGACATACCTCTACACAGTCCATATGTTTACACTTGATGCAGTTGTCAACTACCAAATAAGTCATATATTAGTTACCCTTGTTTACTTCTTCTAGCCAAGTTGTTAAAATATATTTATTAGTATCGCCAATTGGAGGATTACCTCTGTGTGTATGTGTCCAATCAGCTGGCCATAGAAGAAGTCTATTGCGTTTTGGACTTATACGTTTTTGTTGGTATAGAAATTCTGTTTCACCTGCTTCGTCAACATCATTCATATATAATTGTGCTACTATTCTTCTTTGTGGAGTTTGCCCCATTCCTTCGCAATGCCAAGAATGAAATCCTCCACCGGGCTTAATACGTTTCATTTTTAAGCCTTCACCTTGCATTTTTAAAGCACCTAGTATAGCAAATTCTTTTGTGTACAACGGGTATATATGTTCCCATAGTCTTGTAAAAAAATGCTGTGTAAACATAGTAGGAACACTTTGTATAGCCATAGGATCTGCTAAATGCATTTCATCCATATCTCTATCAGTACTTGGTATCTTATGTACGCTAGAATTTTGTACTAAATTTAGTCCTTCTTTTGATTCAAAGAATGTAATAAGTTGGTCAATGTAACCTTCTTCAAATACATTATCAAAGATTCCTATGAATCCGTCTTTCTCAAATGTAATTTCTTGTTCCATTAAATCCTTGCCAATCTAATTAGTGTTGCGGCTAAATTAATCTCTGGATCTGCTACCAGCGTATGATCTACTAATCCTTGCTTAATAGTAAGCACCGCAGTGTCTTGCTTTTCATCATCACCAAATAGCTCTATGTTATCATATAGCCAACGATAGATCTCCTCCATCTCTTCTGGTCGAACTGCTCCACATAATAGTTTACGTGCTTCTGTAATCTTACCTGCTTTAAACAGCTCAACCATATCAAGTTTCCAGTCAGCTTCGCCTGTATCACCTTCATTAGGTTTTAGTAAGCTACCATCTTGTACGTTCATCTGTACTGTGTTGATGCATTTACGCAAGTCAGGGTATGTACCCTTTACATATGTATCAAGTGTATCCAAGTCTGGAGTTACACCTTCTGTAATAAGAATCTCTGCAACTCTTGCTGTGAACTCTGTTTGATCAATCTTAGCAATATGAAAGCCTTGACATCTACTATGCAGTGCAGGAATAATTCTGTTAGGATAGTTACAAGTTAAGATAAACCTTGCTGTTGTATGATACTCTTCCATTACACCACGTAGTGCCGCTTGTGCATTTGGCGACAAGTAATCAGCCTCATCAAGTAGCACAACCTTAAAGTCACCAAATGGAATCATCTGTACAAAGTTTACAATCTTATCACGTACATCATCTACTGAGTTTGTACGACTAGCGTTTATCTCTAATACATCTAAATCTTGTATCTCTAGTTCATTAAATAATAGTTTTGCAAGTGTGGTCTTACCAATACCTGCATTACCACTAAACAGCAAATGCGGAATAGTTTTGTCTTTGATCCAAGTTTTTACTTGATTGCGTTGCGCCTCATCACGAAACACATATCCGTCTACTGTGTTAGGACGATACTTTTCTACCCATAATTCTTTCATTTCTTTTTATTCTCCATACCCATGCCTACTAAAATCAAAAAGATATACAATATAGGCCATGCCCATCCTGTTAAGTAGTTTGTAATATGAAGAATCATTAGTGCAATTCCAGCCGCACCTGCTGTACCAATACCAGTATTTTTTTGTTCAGGTAATTTCATTTACTTCTCCTAATATACTTTATTATATAGGAAACTACTGGAAAAGTCAAGTCTTTTTTAATTCTTTTAATATTTGTTGGAGCAATTTTTTAATTGCTACTAGTTCTTTTTCAGTAGTAGTTGGGACAGCTTTAGTAGCCGCTACTTTAGGAACTTTTACTTCGCCGTTAGTAATTGCAGTTGATAGTTTCATCGTTTGAATACATGTATAATGTCAAAGATATCTTTCCAATCATTTGCTCTTATTACACCTTCTGGAACTTTAAAGTCTTTATTATATGGATGTGTTATAAGAATAGGTCTTAATCCAAATTTGAGTCCTAATACTGCATTTACAGGTTTATCTTCAATCCAATATGCTCCAGGATGAATTTTAGCCAATTTTTCTAATTCTTCGTCTTTGTCTGCACCTGTTTCAATACATTTACATTCAACTATAGATTCTTGAAATAAGTCTGTTAAGTTATCTTCTCTTGCATGTGCCGCAATTTTAGAACTACTAAGACTTGTGAGAGCTTTAAATTCAAAATTTTGTACTCTAAACTTTTCTACCATATGTTCGGCATATGGTAACGCTCCTAAGTAGCGTATCCATGCACTCTCATTAAAAGTTTTAACTAGTTCGTCAGCTTGTTCCTTTGTAATACCGTATCGTTTTGATTGAGCATACTCATTTTGCTGTTCTATAGAATAACCTTTATCGCTCATCCATTTAGAAAAACTCTTTTCCCAATTAAGTAGAACACCATCTACATCAGTTAATATAACTTTTTTACCCATTTGTTAGAGATCTCCGGCTTTTCTGTTTTCGGAGTAGTGTACATCAAACTCTCCTCCAGGGTATCTAGCTTTAAGTTTGTTTACATTTTCTTCTAGTACTTCGTTAGGATCCAAACCCAATGCACGACAAGAATTGACCCAATACCAAGCAATATCGCCAAGTTCTCGTTTAGCATGAAACTTAGTCGCATCATCAAGTGGTTTACCTTGGAAGATACATTTTTTAACAATTTCTGCAAACTCGCCTCCTTCACTCGCCATTCCTATCGAGCCTGTTAGTAGTAGTGCCATGTTAACACCACTTTCATTTTCTAAATTATCTAGAGTTGTTGCTAACTCTGTAGTACTATTTGATGCTTCGCTGGTTACTTCTGCAACAAAGTCTTTGTATCTATTTAAATCTACGTTTTTCAATTTAGCCTCTTATTTTTGATTATTCATTGCTGTATTTACAAATGAACCCGGGTCAATTGAATCAGGGTTCCAATCACCTGAGCTTGATTCACTCATTCGTATATCGTCTGGTTTTTCGTGGCTCCATCCTAAAATGCTTTCTGTTTCCACCATTCGAATAGTCTTTTCTTCTGCATCATCGTCGTCTGGACTTTGTAAGGTAATACCTCTAGTCCATCTTCCATGTTCTACTAATACCCAGTCGTCGACTTCGTATTCATCTTCATTTTCAGGACCTTTAGCATATACCTTACCCCAGCGTGGATAAACGCCTCTAACGTTACCATCATCTGCGGCAATAATAATTCCGCCTTTTGTAGTTTGTTCTCCGAATTCCATATCTGAAACAATTACTCTGTTATGGATAGGTCGTAAGTTGCCTTTAATTGTATCAATATTTTGTGAGGCCATTCTTTATTTTCCTTTTTGTACAAAATTTCCATCATCGTCTTCTTCCCAGTCATCGGTTAAATCCTTTTCAACTGGTGCTTCTACTTTTTGCTGTACCTTTTGCTGTGCTCTAGTACGTGTAGGTTGTACTTGTACTGGAGTTTCTGCAACAACTGGTTCAGCAATGTTTTCAACCTGTGCTTCTTCGTTAGGCATTGAAGCTGGATTGTCTGCATAATAGTCTGCATCTAATTCTTCTTTTTTACGAATAATTTTACCACCTGGACCTAATTCATCACCACGTGCATTTACTCTAGCATTGCCTACTGCTTGGGTAAGTTCGTTGCGTTGACGTAACATATCCATATCAACTTGTTTACCTTGCATACTTCTATAGGTCTTTTGACCTCTTTGTTTTAACGCCATTTTATTCTCCTTTATAACACACAATTACTTATCTTAAGAACTCTCTCCAATCCAGGCCAAACTGGATTGAATTAATCTTGTGTACACCAATTAAGTATAGCACATAACTTGCTACAGAGCTACCTCTACCTACACCCCATACAATATTATTCTCACGCATAAAATCTACAAGATAGATCATATAGCGTAATAAGTTATGCATATCACGTTCTTCATATGCTTCCATTTCTTCCCATATACGATCTTGTACATGTTTTTCGCATGGTATTTCTGCTTTTTTTAATACATATTCATATACATTAATATCTTTATATTCATCTGGCATAAACCATTCTGATTGTAATGCACCGTCAAATGTCTTTTCATCTACGTCTAGGGGAATATATTTTTGTAGTTTACTAAGGCCTTGTTCTTCCATAGCCTTATTAAATTGTTCTAGATCGTCTGATGGCTCACAAAGAACCACATGACACTTATCAGCATGACCTGAGTAGATCATATCAACTAAGTCTTTATTGGTGAATCGTGGTATTCCTAGGTGATCTGTTTTCATAAGCATACATGTATTTTAACTGATGTTTATCAGTTTGTCAAGTCCTGATTCAGGATTTTCTATATCTTTTTGCATTGCTTTAGCTCGTCTACCACGTGCTTCGGCAATATACATATCAAGTATAGCAGACATTTGTTGATGTACTTGCGGGTTTGAAGTCATAAAGTATTTGCGTTGCAAATCTACTATTTTAGCTTCAAGATCGGCGGTGCTTATATTATCAAAACTATCAACTAACGGATTAAACATTAAGCCAACAAGTCAGTTATATACTGGCCTTTATACTCTCCGTATATACTTGCACCAGCATCGTAAGTCCAAAACTCAAATATATGTGGTTGTGTAGCACTGTCTACAGTAGTTGGATTTGTAAATCCAGTTGGAACTCTAAAAGTACTTCCTAATGAAGTAAATGTAGCAGTATCTCCACCACCATTTCCGATCAAGTGTACAGTCATCTTTCCAAGTTTTCCACTTGCAGGCCAATCTGTTAATGTTAAAGTAACATTAGCCGCTATTTTAAATGTTTGATAATGTCCATTTGCAAAACTAATGTTTGTATTGCCGGATAATGTTCCGCCATTATAAAACGCTTCTGTTTGTTTAAGAATATTACCTTCAATTTGGTTATTCCCTGAAAACGTATTTGCCGCATTTAATACCGCACTTGTTGTCTGTAATGTTGTAATTTCAGTATTAGCAGTCGCTAGTCCTGTTTTGATAACTGTAAAATTATCTCTAAAGCCTTGACTATCATTGTCTTGGCCGGCTACAGGATATGCGCCGTTAATGGTTGTTGATATAATGTTGCTTGCCATTTTCTACCTCTCGTTAATGTTATTTATCGCCGTTATGCATTGTAACCGTAATTTGCGAACAATATATATTGCTCGTTACTATCTCCAGTAGTGCTATCAACAATATAGCGGTCAACTTCTATATCTAATGTTTTAAAATCAAACTTACTATTTCTAACATTTGCTAATATTTCTGCACTTTTACCAGGCTTACAATAACATAACGGTATTGCTAGTGTAAATCCTGATTCTTGTGTTCCTGTACTCTGCGGAGTTCTCATCCACAATGGCAAGAACCCATATGTAGTCTGTCCTGTTGCTTCTAAACTTTCTCTCATATTAGTAATATTACTAATGTGTCTAATATCATCACCGCCAGACACTAATATAGCATCACTGTCTGATAAAGGAATATTTTCTCTTATACCTTGATTAAAGTTTTGACTATCTGTTTCAGCTATTGCTGTTAATAAACTGCTCTGATCACTACTTACTACCTTATCTCCTACTGCTAGTGTCATATCGTTAGTTGGGAAGTAATACTGTTTATCACTTTCATCAACTCCTGAAGTTACATAGTTTGGCTCATATCCACTTACTCCTAAGTCGTTATCTTGGAATAGTTGTCGTAACATTGTCTTTGAAGGTTTAGTAATTACAGGTAAAATATGTGTTGTATATAACGCATGACCTAATGGATTTGCATCTACCGCCGAAATACCTTCCGGAGTACGCATGTTATCATGCCATTCAGGTTGTAGTGATCCTCCCGGTATAAATTCTGTAATGTAATTCCATTCGCCGAGTACTAACAAGTATAAGTATTCACGCATTAACAATGCTCTAAAGTCTGCATCGGTTCCAGGAAACGTGCCGCTATATCCAGAAATATCAAACATATTATTGTTTATTGCTTCTACCATTGCAAGATACAAAGCACTAGTTTGATTCTGTTGATTTAATGCATCATTTTCTGATAGGCCATATACTGTAATAGTATGAATTAAATGTTCTAGTACTTCTAATATAGCACTATCACCATTTAAACTTTCATTTACGTGTTCCCAAATATAGTCTACTGAATTGTAAGTATATTGAAACTTCTCTAAGCCTTCATAAGATAATACTGCATTATCTGCTGTAATACTTGGAGTATAACTACTAGGACCTTGCCATCCTATTTTTTGTGCTGTTTTGTTTTCTTTCATTCTATTAATAACAGCCATTTGTTTAGTAGGATTAGTACTACCGCCATATGTTGAATCTAATAGAAGAGTTACTGTTCTTGCTACTTTTAAAATGAACTCGTTGCTGTTTGCTCTTGCACCGCCAATAGCAGGAGTACCTACTAATTTAATCCCATATACATCAAGAAATCTATCAAATGGTCTAAATTTACTACTATTAATTAGCGGATCTTTATTAAAAATTTCATCTCCACCTTTAAGTGTAATCATACCTGAATTAGTATGCTCTCGTCCATTAGTATCCCATATACTAACTTGATCAACAGTTAGTGATTTACTATTTTTAATTTTAAAGTTTTTAGCAGTCTTACCTTTAGTTGGTTCTGCTGGATCAATTACTTCTGCGTATACAATTTCGTATACTGTATTGTCTGTTCCTGGTGTTTTTGCAAGAGCAGTTTTTACATTACCAACTTTATAACGTCTTTTCTTATGATACTTTTGACTACTTGCAAAATATGTATCTAATGATTTAGTTTCTAAACCTGCATATGCTAGTATCTTAACTTCTTTTTGCAGACCAAATTCAGAATCGTTAGGACGATATAAAACATTAGCTGGGAATATGTTAGGATTACTTATAAGTCCTCTATAAGATGCACGTAACTCTTGATCCATAAATGGTTTCATATATAGGTTACTATATAACAAATCGTTTTCGTCTAGAATATTAATTGTAAATTGCTTGGTTACTGCACTATAACCAAACCTATCTTTAGCTTCTACAGTAAAGGTATAAGATCTATCAACAGTGGTATCTCCTCCATCGATTAAAAGTAAACCGTTATCAAAAATAGTTAGTCCGTCTATAATAGTAGGAGTAATTTCACCAAACTGTTGTACTTTGCCAGTTATTTCTCCATCAAATTGTAAACTAAGTCCTGGAGGTAATCTACCGGCCGTTTTAGTATATATTAATGGAGCATCAGTAACACTACTCGTAGCTTCTACTCTAAACACGCTTATAAAGTTTGCATCAATAGTTCCTAGTACAGTATTACTAGTAAACTCAATAGTTGAATCTACATCACCTAGTATTTTAACTGTAAACGTTCTATCTTTAGATGAAGCTATTGTATTACCGTCAACTAAATTAGCTGTAACAGTAAACTTATATTCTTTAGTTACTGATGGCTGATATGGTATGCGACCTGCTACTTCGCCTGTTGAAGCATCTAATGTCATACCAGGAGGTAATGTACTTGCACTAGCATCTGGATTATTAGATTTAAGTACAAACTGTGTAACTCCTTGTTGTAAGTTATTTTTTAAAACATCAAGGAATATTGTAATATAATTATCAGCTCGTCTATAACCTATATCACTATTTGTTAACCATACTGGTGTTCTAAGATATGTGTTGTCAGAAGTAAATACTCCTGTACCTACTTGCATTAATACGTTATCTGCTCTTAAGAAATCATCGCCAACTACATATATTGTAAATTGTCTTTTAACAATAGTATCTCCATCATTTACGCTTACTGCAAACTGATAGTATCTATTAAGTTTCTTTGGTGCTTTAAATACTGCATCTGGAAAAAACTCGCCGTTGTAGTAATAAGAACTAACACTAGTAAAGTCAAATGCGTATCCGTCATATGTATTTGTATCATATGCACCCTTACTAGCCGCTACATCTAATGCAAGTAACGGATCAACTACACCTGATATTAAACCAGTACGACTCATAGTAATACCTGACGGCAACTCTCCGTCGCCTTTATTAATAAAATATTCTAGTTGTTGTCCTGCAGGCATATCTAAGTCTGTTGCCTGTAATTGGAAATGAATAATTTCATTATCTAAAACAAAATATCTTTTGTTTTCCCCACCGACTGATAAGTTTCCTTCTGGTGTGGCCCATATTGGTTCATCAGCACCTTCTACTACAATTTTATAAGTTCGGTCTTCTATAATAGAACCAGTAGTTGCTCTTATTACAAATGTGCTAGTGGTAGATCTAGGAACTGGATTAGGAGTTCCTACAATTTGATTATCCTTTAGACGTAAACCTTCTGGCAGTTCACCTGATATTAATTTAGTTGTAACTGAAGCGTTATCAGAAATTGGTAAGTTTACTATTGCAGTAATACTTTCCTCTAAGTTAGCTAAAGTGACTCCTGAAAGATTTGTCCAGATATTGCTCATTTTTATATAGATCCAAGATTTGTCGAACCAAGTGGAGTAGGAATACTACCATAATCTATATCTACTACATATTGTAAATAATCTCTATGACTATTATGTGCTTGCGTTATTGCCCCAAAGTCAAAATTATTTTCAAAAGAAGCACTTATACTATCATTAGTAATTGTAAGTGTAGAGCCTGTTGCTGAAGTAGTAACACCACTACCGCCTAATATATTAAATGACGTACCGTCAGCTATTGCAAGACTGCCCGAGTCAGTAACAATAGTATTTCCATTTAAGTTTGTAGCAATAGTAATTAAGTCGCCGTTGGTTGTTACACTAATCCTATCGCCTTCGATAATTTTACGGAACTCTAAGTTGTATCCTGTTTTTTGTTTAAAAACTCCGCTACCACCTACACCTACGTTTGAACCAGTAGTTGCTTCGTCGTTTCGTAAGTCAAGTTCGTCAAAGTTTGCATTAACTTTAAGAAATGCGGATCTAAGATCATCTCCTGTTCCGTCGTTTGCTAAAGTACCTATGTTAATATCTTGAATTGCCATTTTATTGTTTCCTCAATAGTATTTATTCTTTATGGGAAGTTGCTTCCTGTGCCCCATTTAATTCTTACACCGCCTGCTTGAGCGGCTGTTCCGCTGGCAGTTCCAAACCAGTAATAGTAAAATGATCCAACGTTTTGAGCTCTAATTCTACCTCCACAACCGCCACCGCCGCCACCACCGACTGAAACTGTTGCACTACCATCATTACTTCCTATTCCGCCGTTAGTACCGCCATCGTAGTTAAAGTATAATGGACTAGTGCTTACTACTAACTGTGGAGCCGGCGTCCCGTTAGCTCCATTAGCTCCGCTACCATATAGTTCAACACCGCCGCCACGACCTCCTCTTGCTCTTTTTGAATAGTTATACCCGCCGGTACTTCTATAAAACTGTCCTAGTCCTGTGCCGCCTTGACCGCCACCGCCGTAGTTTGCACTGCCAGAGCCAGCACCTCCTCCTCCGCCGGGAACATTACCAGTAAAAGGACTTAGCGACCCGCCATTAGTTCCAGTGCCGCCGGTATCTCCGCCTCTGCTTGTTCCATAGCTACTATTAGTAGTAAATGTTCCGCCGGTTCCAGCTGTAGAGCCACTAGATGCTTGACCGCCGCCTGCTGTTAATAAAATATCGCTGTTATATGTAACAGTAGTGTTTCCTCCATTTCCAGGAGAAGTAATTGTGCTGTTGTCCGGATAGTAATTTTGCGGGCTATTAACAGTTTCAAAAGGATCATTAAGACTACAGATCCCTAGTGTTCCTGCGTCTCCTACGTTAACTGTCATAGTATCTCCTGGACTAACTGCTACTGCATTTACCCAAGCTACAGCTCCGCCACCGCCACCACCGCCTGATCCATAAGATGCTCTGCCAGCTTCTGCGCCACCACCGGCGCCAACTGCAATAATGTCAACTGATGTAACTCCATCTGGAACTGTAAATACTGCGGATCCAGCTGTGTAATCAGTATACTCTCCTGATACTGTAGTACTAGTATCATTAATTACAACACTAGCTGATTGTCCTTTACCATCTAATGATACTAATAATGTTTCTGAACCTTCTGTTATTCCATCTGCTGAAATAACTATATCTAATGTTGCTGTATTATTAACAGCAACAAAGTTTCCTGTTAAACTTGCTCCACTAATATCACTACCGACTACACCTGATATCGTATACGCTATGTTAGTATTGTTATCGACATTTGTTGTTGTTAATGTAAATGTTACAGTTGTTCCTTCGTTTGCACTACTAGCACTAGCCGCAATAGCGTATGTTGGATCTCCGCCTCCAGCCGCTACTGAGTATGGTTGTAACGCCATTTTATATTCAGTTGTTACTGATGGTGAACTCGGAGTAAGTCCTGTGCTTTCCGGCATTGCTCGTGCAGATGAGTTAGGTGGTAATATATAAGTTGGTGTTGTAGTATCCCCAGCAATTAGTTGGTTAAGTAATGTATTTTCTTGACCCCAAACAGTAAATGCAATTGATGTAAAATTACTATTCTCTGCTGTTCTAGCTTCTACGTATCCTGTTTTACCAATAGCCCAATCTTCAAATGTTTGGTTAATCGTTGCTACAGCATTACCTATTCCGTCTCCGTAATGATCCTCAGTTCCTACAGGAACTGATGCTACAAATTGACTTGCATTTCCGCCGGATAGTTTATTGCCTGGATTACCTTGTCCACCTAAATAAAGTTTAGTTACACTTGATGCACTCTTGTCTACATATACACTATTAATAGAAGTATTACCAGATGTTAATAATAATCTACTGTCTGCTGTAGCTAAGTTTGCTGTGTCTATTTTAGCAAAGTATCCGTTTAGAGCACCTAAGTAAGGAGTATAGTTATCAGCACTATCTTCTTTTTGTTGCCCTGCAACATATATAATTGCACCGTCTAATTTAACATCTGTTAACACATTTCTTTGTGTAGTTCCAGTTGAATCATATATACCTATACGTTGTATTACACTACTTAGTGCATGATGTAAGTGATATATTTCTCCCTTACCAGTAGAAGTATCATTAAGTGTAACTACTACTCCTTCTTGGCTAACATCAATACCTCCTAATGTTATATCAGTAGTAGCATCTTTCTTTTCAAATGTTATTTCTCTAACAATGTTTGGTATATTATTTGTTCCTTCAAGATAACATCTAACAATAATTTTATCTTTACGTTGTACTGATGCTTCGGTACCAGTATATGGAGTAGAAGGATCTCTACCTACATGTGTTCCTGCTAGGTAATAATATTTTCCAGGAGCATCGAGCCCAGTAATTTCTTGGTAGCGTATATGTTTAAAATTTTGGTTATGTTGGTACTCCGCCGCTACCGCAGGCCAAAGATAACTTGAACCAGAAATAGATGCAGTTGCCGCTACTCCTGATGCAAGTGTTACTCTATGCCATAATGCACCTACACCCCATATAGGGTCAGAGCTAGTAACATCTGGAGCTCCTTGTATCAGCTGACCTACACAATTTAATGTTTCACCGTCTTGTCCAATACAGCAATCATTAAAGTATGCTTGATTATTTTCTGCAACTCCTCTATAATTACGATATTTTTTAGACCATTGTACTACACCATCTGAATTAAATTTAATAGCAAGTGCTTGTGAAAGTAAAGAGGTATCATAACTAGAATCAACCATGTTGTTTCCTTCACCACCGACAACATATATATTATTGAGGGAGTCTAGACATACACTAGTTAAAAATGCAGGAGCCGCAACAGTTTTACGCCATACAAGATTTCCTTTTGGATTTGTCTTATAAACAAAGTATGAAAATACACTACTAGTAGATTCTGACTTAGATATACTAATAGTATTTCCTAAACTATCGCCTGCTATTTTTATTACTTCCTCACTAGCACTAGTGTAATCAGTTGAGCTTGCCCAATAGTCGCCAGTGGTATAGATTTTACTATTCATTGCACTATGTGAGCTACATTGATAATATGTTATACCAGCAGTTCTTGGAGTATAAACTACAGCCCCTGATGTTGCTCCATTATTAGTTACATCTGGTACTTGATTTCCTGTTCCTGTACCCTGTTGCGTTTTTATATAAAACGGATGTCCTGGTGCATTTACATTAAAAGTTAACGTATCATTTATATTAGCAACTATAAATGGATTATTACCTGAATAGCTACCATTTCTGTCGGTTGCACTTGAGAACGTATAAGCTGACGTACCTGAACTAACTACATTACCACTATACGATTGTTCTGTTCCTGTAGATGAGTCTGTTATTGTTACGCTTATAGAAGTTGCACCATTGTCGAGCGACATTAAAAATGTTTCGTTACCTTCTTCAGATGAATCTTCAGTAACTGTAATCGTTTTTTGATTACTAGCCGGAGTTAGTGTACCTGTAAGCACTTCGTTTTCTATATCAGCACTAGTTACACCTGTAATTGTGTAAGGCATTAGTGTACTTGAAACTGTTAAGTTATTTGTTAATGTAACTATAAAAGAACTTCCTTCATATACAGACGACTTGTTAGCACCTAAGCTATAACTAGGTGATTGGAACTGATACGCTAACACATCACCTGGATATGTAATCATAATTGCGCCAGCAATGCCACTATTAGCTCCCGGAACTGTACTTGATAACGAGTGTGTCATAACACCGCCACCGCCGGCGCCAGCATTAATTGCGGAGCCAACTGTATTTCCTGGATTACCGCCTGTTCCACTAAACGCTGTACCTGCACCTGTAATTGTTTGTGATTGCGTAGTAGTTGGTTTTGCTCCTGCTAAACCACTTCTTCCAATAGTAACTGTTACACCACCTCCACGTCCACCAATTACATTTCCTGTACCACTTGCCCAATCTGCTGTATATCCATGTCCGCCGCCTGAGCCAGCACCTATTCCACCATCTACTGCTGTTTCTGATGGAGCATTTTGTGCAGTTGTATCTGTTAAGGCTGTCTGAGGTGAACCTGCACCTCCGTCTTCGCCCATACCAGCGGCACCACCACCGCCTCCTACTACTGCTGAAGATGTATTAGGGCGATAGCTATTGCCGCCTGCGCCGCCTGCTTTTGAAAAGTCCCATGCTCCTGATGCTGTACCGCCAGCACCTCCTGCTATTAATGTATTAATAGCCATTGGATTTATACTAGATGATGTTCCTGCTAATCCACCGCCTGCTGTATAGCTAACACCGCCTACTGTTATTATCGTACTACCACCATTACCACTTGCACCACTACCTCCTGAACCTACTGTATACGTTACAATATCTCCAGGCGATACAGTTATATTATTTTTGAATGCAATAGCACCACCACCACCACCTGATGTTATAGTGCCTGCTGATCCGCCACTTATGCCAGCGGCGCCGCCACCTATTCCCATAATGCCAATATTAGTAACTCCAGCAGGTACAGTCCAAGACCCTCCTCCTGATGTTGTAA